GGGGAAGACACACGGTACATACAGCTGGCGGGGCTATAACGTACAATGGAAGTTCTCTAACGGGTAAAGACTTTAGTACTAGATACTATATATATGTAGATGATTACAATTTACTTGGGGGAGACATAACATACTACGCCACAGAAAATATAGCAGATATTGTAGGTAATGTTAGTAGACGCTTTATTAGTTCTATTTTTACTCCGAGTAACGGGGGAGGAGGAACATCTCCAAACCCTGGAGAATGCGTAGACGAAAATATGTGGTTAACACATACATTGCAAGCTAAAGACGTAAAAGTTGGAGACTTAATCTTAGTACAAGATTCTAGCAAATCTGATGAACTTTATGAAAGTGAAGTTTCTGGAGTGAAATTTGGTTGCGTAGAAGACTGCGTATTAATAGAAACTGCTAATGCAGCTTCTGTTCTAGTTACTGCAGAAACACCCATTACAAGAAAAGATGGGTCTAGTTATATAGCTGCCAACGCTATAGGGGAATATATTTATACTGAAGTAGATGGTATAGAGTCTTGGAGCCTTGTAACTAAGGTTGCTTCGGCGGGACGTAATAGTATAGTTAGAATTTCAGTAAATAACATTTCATTTGCGGCGGGTATATCACCTTCTCGTAAAGTGATTACACATAACACTTACAAACCATAAGGAAAAACAATGGGTATATTATATACCCCTCTAAACCACGCGGATCACGCGTGGTTGTTTGCAGGGGACAGAGCATTAAAGATAGACGAAGGAATTCATGCTGATAAAGTAATTAAAGTTACTATATCAAGAAGTGATTCTGATGAGAATCAGGATGGTATTATAGACCAACTAAATGTAAAAATACAAGGCGAATTAGTTGATGAAAATACAGGGGATATTATAGAAGTATCTAGTACTCAGGTAAAAGCACCTGCCAATGTTCACAGCATATCAACAGATGCTTTGGGAGAAGGAAGTGTGTCTATCCCTAGTTGGTTAGCTAGCCTTACAGATGATGTAGTGTTTAAAGTTCTTAGACATGAAGCCGCCTTGTTAGCATGGGCACAATTACCAGTATAAATATAATGGTCTTAGAGACCTAGAGGAACAAAAATGATAAATTCAATAAATTTTAAAGACCCACAAGGGCAAACTTGGACAGATGCAGTAATAAGAGTTATAAACTTTAGTGTTAGTATAAATAGATATATTAGCGTAGGACATGATAGTGAATTTACACCTACAGAACAAATAGGAGGGAACTCACATTACAATACCCAAATAGTGTATTGGCCTACTCAGGAATCTTTTGACGAAGGATTAGTTCCTTACGTACTAAAAAGAGCAGAAGGAGAAAACTTTGAGTTTTCTGTCGAAGCTATACCTGCTGATTTAACTGAGCTAGAGAGCTTATGTGAACAGTATGTAGAGGATGTTTTAATTCCCACTATGCAGTAAAACCCAAAAAACCCGTATCAACGAAAGCTGATACGGGTTTTTCTTTAATCTAAGTTTTTTTCACAAAAATCCATCACTATTGCTAAATTATCCACGTCGGGAGCTATAATAGCATCTTCACAGTGGGACACTAAATCTATTAAAGCATAGTTTTTTAGTATTAAGTCTCCACTTTCGTTTATGTTCTGGATAAACTTTTGATTTCCTGCTAAAGGCATTCCATCGTATATATTAAAAGCAGAACCGTACTCCCTTACTAAGTTGTACGCTCTTTTTATTCCTACACCAGGAACTCCAGGTATACTATCCGAAGAATCTCCCTGTAAAACTTTAATGCTTAAAAATTCTTCTGTAGTATCACAAGAGTGATTATCATAAAAGTTATCTATAGCATACTCCCTTCTAGTAACAAAAGAAAATCTACTAACATTTTCAGCAAGTAGTAAATCCCAGTCACCATCAGAACTTATTAACCAAGTATGGTTGTATAAGTGAGCATGTTCTTTTACTATAAAAGCAGCTAAATCATCGGCTTCCACATACTCTATACGTAGTAGGGGATATCTAGTTTGAGCCAGCTCTAATGCCCTTTCATATCCCTCAAAGAATATTTTTGCCTGCTCTTTAGCTTCATCTGTCTGAGCTTCATGAACTTTTTTCCTGCCACCTTTGTAGTCAGGGTCGATATCTTTTCTGTACTTTGAATACTTTTTATCTGCTAACAGTATAACTGTTCTTGCAGAATAGGACTTAGCAAACGATCCTATAGTAGTTAAAAACTCCGCAGCAAAATCAACTACGCTTCTGTGCTTAAACCTAAATGCAAAGTTTAAGCAATCTAATAATAATAAATTCTCTAACGGAGCAGCATTCGCTACTTCATCTAATTCACACAAACCCTTCATAAAATCAATTCTCCAATCTCTTTAGCTGCTAGCCATTCTTCAAATAAGTATATACTAGCATTAATGTCTTCGTTTCCTAAGTCTGATACTAGCTTAAATCTATTAACAAATTCTAGCTCGTCCTCTACCATAATAAGAGGCTTCCCTCTGTCCTTTTTAAATATTAGACCCGGCTTTCTATTCATAACAGCAGCTTCTCTAACACATTGCTCCCACCACATGTAAATATTGTTTGACTTTGCAGACAATAGATTTTCTTGTATTACTGTGTCTGCAAAAGATTTACACTCAAAGCAATAGAAGTAGTGGTTTGTTAGGCAGTACAGGTCTCCTTTCATAGAGCCTGCTCCTGACATAGGAACTCTGTCCCATTTTACTTTTGTTTTTTCAGAAAGCATATCCCTAATTTTATACTCGAACCTAGAACCTTTCTGCGATTGTTTACTACTCAAACCTAGCAACTTCTTCATAATCACAGCATAATGAGTAAATATCTTCTTCGGAAGTCTGAATCTGCTTATTTAGGTACTTAATTATTTTTTTAGCGTTACAAGGTACATCTAAGTAGGTAGTCCCACCATCCTCTGCAAACCTATCAACGATTGCAGTAGGAACTGCGTATTTACAAATAGCTGTATTAGTTACTTCTAAGGTATCTAGGATGCTATCTAATTTAATTATGTATTCCTTTTTCTGCTCTATTTTTCCTGTTATGTCTCTTAATTTATTAATCATTTACTAACTCCGATATTTTGTTATTTTTTACCACATTGATTTTGCTAGCTAATGGATGTGTATACCCGTGACTTACTACTATGGAACACAAGTTAGGTTCAGTAAGCAATACTTCTATTAAGGTGTCTTTTCCCTGCTCGTCTAATACTGATACCACTTCGTCGAGGAACAGTAAATCAATATCTACTTTTGAGATCGACGTCATCATTTTCCTAACAGCAAGTAGTGTAGACGTATTAACTTTATTAAATTCTCCCGTAGATAACGATTTTATATCTATTTCCATTCCATTATCGTACAAGTTTATCTGTAATTTACTATCATCTATCTTAAAACTTAATGCAAAATTTCCATCTGCTAGTAATTGTAGATATTCATTAATTAAATTTTCAAACACTTTTACCATAGACTCAATCTTGTACGCTATTAAACCTTTCCCGCCCATAGAGTCTGCTAGTACTTTTATTCGGTCATGAAGTATTTTAGCTTCTTTTAATCTGCTTTCGTTAACTTCTACCTGAGCAGAGAACTTAGCAAATTGTTCGCGTAATATTTCGGATTTACTATTATTAATATTAGCTTTGTTATTTATAGATTCAGCGTTGTTAATAGTTTTCTTTTGGTCTGCTATTAATTTATCTATTTCTGCCATTTGATCCCGTAAGTTTTGTACTTGTAAAATCTCAGTTGGGAGGGTAGAATCATAATCTTTTGTAGCTTTTTCTAGTTTATCTTTATATAGCCCATAAGTTTTGTACTTAGTTTCTAGGGATTGTGCGTCCGCTAATAACTTTTTAGATTCTTTTACCTGCACGGATATTTCTGCTGCTTTACCTTCGGCAATCTTTAGTCTTTCAAGTGTATCGGCTATATCTACCTTCTGTCCACATGTAGGACATTTATCTTTTACCTTACCAAGCTTCATTTGTTCTGAGGCCAGAACGTCTAATGCTCTACCATGAGCCTGTGAAGCTACAAGTAATTTTGTAGAACTTTCCGGTTGGGGCATTTCTAGTACAGGATTATCTATAAGCTCTTTCCAAACACCTTGAGCTAAATTGTTTGTCTTACGTACTTTGTTATTAAGTTCTATATTAGACATACTTGAGTGAACTTCTAACTTATCTTTAAATAGCGCAGGATTTTCTACAGGGACTTTTACTAGCGGATGATCTTCTGCAATTACGGTGTTAGCCTCCAACCATTTGGTCGCTTCAATAACTGCTCCTTGTACATTATCCAATTCCGTCTTCTGTTGCTTAAGCGCCTCTTTAAGAGTCTTTTCTGTTTCAACATAACTTTCTAACCCTAGTAGTGCTATGAGAAATTTCTTCCTGTTAGCATCCGTAGCTCCTAAGAAATCTAAACTACTGGACATTGATTGGTACACTAGTTTAGTAAATGTAGTAAAATCCATTCCTAGGATTTCTTCTATTAACTTGTACGTCTGCGTTGCAGTGTGTCCGCTAATGTCTTCGTCGTTTTTTGATAGTTTTACTTTTGCTGTGGAGGTTACTTTCTTATCTAAAAAATAATGATCTTGCCCTACATCAAATTGGACTGATACTGAGTATCCTTTTTTGTCCGAGTATCTGTTTACTAGTTCTGACTTCTTTATGCCTCGGGAGTTCTTGTTGTACAAAGCTTCTTCTAGTATAGTAGGAATAGACGACTTACCTGCTCCGTTTTCTCCCACTAATTGAGTAACTCCGTTTGCCACCCTAAAAAGGTTATTGTCTCCATAGCTAAGCATGTTGCTAAACATTATGCTATTAATCCGAATCATTTACTATGCCCTTGTACAGAGATATGTAAGGAGCGGTGTCCTTTATATCTTTAATATTTGTTAAATACTCTGCTAACTCGTCTTCCCTTGACCCTTGCAGATTTAGTGTGCTAGGCGCAGATATATTTTTAGTTACTTTCTTAGATAATAGCGAGCTGTCTTTAACTCCTGCTAATTCTTCTAAAGTACCCTCTAGTTCGTATATGGTATGGTGGTAGTCCGTTGGTATCATATCCAATTCTGAGCTAACTGTTTTCTTTATTAGCTGTGGTAAAAATAACTCTATCCACTCATGTTCTCCAGTTTCCGAGTCTATGATAAATACTCCGTTCGAGCCTTTAGCTTCGTTCCTATGAAACGAGGTAGTAAAAGGACTGCCGGGATATAGTATGTTTAGCTGGGAACAGCTAGTACAATGTAAGTCTCCTGCGAATACTTTATCGTACGGAGCAAACTTGTCTAGGCTAACTTCTGGAAGTACGTGTGGAGGAATCTCTCCTCTTACGTGAGTTATTGCAAACTTGGAGCAAGGGCTAGGCCATGTTTTATTGTGTAGTATGTTGTAGGGTATAAAGTCTATTCCATGAATAGTTTTAAACTCTCTAATTATTTGGTAACCTAAGTGTGAAATCATATTGTCTATAGGGTCAAAACAATCTACTTTTTTAGACACCATTTCATGGTTGCCCGGTATAATAATTCCGCACTGTTTTAGTGCGAACAAAAAATCATACATAAGCCCTACTTCGGGAACAGTAGGCTTTGCTACGTCTAGTATATCTCCCCCAAGTATTACTACGTCGTGGGGTATTTTGTTAATTTCTTTTGCTAGTTGCATAGTTCTGTTTTTCTGCCATTGCACAGGCACATTCTTTTGTCCCAGTTTTATGTGTATGTCTGCAACGAATAATATTTTTGCCATTTATAGTCCTTCTAAGTAAGCTTCTATTGCTTCACAATATGCGGTAAATTCTGGATGTTTTGTTTCTGGAAAATCGAAAGGTTCTTCGTATATATAGGCGTATACTTCTGTAATGCCGAAGAAACTCATATCTGGTGTAAGGATCTTAATATCTTCTGGAAAAGACCCTATCTTTGGTAGTATTCTCATGGACTTAGCCCAGTAGTGTCCTATTTTTATTGTGGGAGCAACTAGTACTTTAGCCATTTATTTCTCCTAATACAAAAAAGGCGATCCGAAGACCGCCCTGTTAATTACTCTGCTAGTTCGTCGATTGCTTCTGCATCGTCTGAATCAGATTTTTCTTCTTTTTCTTCTGCGCCCGCTAAGTGCTTAGTAAGCCTTGCAGATTGCTCTGCATAAGTTTCTAATGGGAACAATACTTCAATAGATTTAATATCTTCTAGTAAAGCGCGGTCTTCGTCCTCAAGAGGAGTAGACTTACACTTAAGCTGTCTAACACTATATTCTACGTTGTACGCTAGAGGCCCAGTCTTTTTACGGTTTACTGTAATCCAGCATCCTGTATCAAGATCAGTAGGGTCGATACCTAGGTCTTGAGCTACCGAAATAGTATCATTCATAATACCTTTCTTAAGCTGTAAAACTTCTACTGCTCCAGTAGCTTTGTTAATTACTTGGCATTTATAAGACCACTGACATCTTATATCTTCGCCCTTCTCGTTTTTTAATCCCATGTCACGTACTGGACAAGGACGAGAGTTGTCAAATTTTTCGTTTTCACGGTCAAACTGTAAAGCTTCGAAAGGTAAATCTTTACCCTTGGCTCCTTTTACCCAGTATGTGTAATTAGGTAAGATGCTCATTGGTAAGATACGGAAAGTATTATCTCCGTCTGCTAACTTCATGTATTTAACATCTGATTTTTTCGCGCCGCCGTTTAACTTATTAAATCCTACTGCCATTGTTTATTTTTCCTTTTGAAATATTATTTGATTATCGGTTAGTGTTACTAGTGGGTTTTCTTTTATAACTTGTATTGGAACCCAGTTTGGAACTAAGTCAAGGGATAGATTAACATCGCCTCTGTACAAGTAATCTTCATAGTTTCGTAGTGCGCAAAGACCTAAATACTCGGCTTTGTGTCTATCTGTAATCCAAAAACTATCCACTAAAGTCTTTGGATTAACTATAAAATCTGGTCCTGTAGAAGTGTGTCTAAACGCTTCTAGTAATAAGGTAGGATCTCCGTGAGAAACTATATATATTGTTTCGTAGTTAAAGAATTTCATTTCCCTCCTCATCATTTTAATACTATATAATAATTTTGGCTGATATGCAAGACATTTTTTAAATTGAATCAATGTTACCCATATCTTTTACTTTCCAGCCTTGATTGATGTAAAACCTCTTTCTATTATTTACCTGCCGTTTTCCGGTACTTCCAGATAGGCCTATGTCTACTACTACGGGGGAGTACTTGCCAGGGTATTCCCTCATTATCCTGCCTATTATTTGTTCTAATAGCGGATCATTATTTAGGGGTGCAGCTAAAATGACGCACGAAAGAGCATTAATAGATACTCCTTCACTGAATATTGACTGAGTGCCCCACATACATCGCATCTCAGAGTCTAGCTTGTTCATTTCGTCAAATATGTCTTGACGTTCTGCTATGGCTCCAGTAACAAGAGCACTATACTCTTTGGTTTCCATATGTAGTCTTTCTAGAAAATCTGTCATAGTAGCCAGTGCTAGTACTTTGTGTCCCTGAAAAACATAAGCGTCGGATAAGGCTAATACTTGTTCTATATATTTAGGAGTAGAGTAAAGCTTAGACATTATATTAGCCCAAGGTATAAACTCGTTAGAGTTTAGTTCTACTGCACTATGCCACAAGTGTATTTCAGGAGTCATTCTATTCTCGTCTTTACCTACAAACAGGTCAGTACCAAAATAATCTGGTAAAACGCAATGTAGTCCATCTTTTCTTATTAATGTCCCTGATAAGCCTACTTTGTGTTTAGCTTTTAGTGTATTTAATGTGTCCGAGAATGTCTTTGCAGGACTTCTGTGTACTTCGTCTGCTATGACTAGCCCAAACTCTCCAGACAGCTCTAAAGATTTATTTCGCACAGTCTGTATATTTCCCACAACAATGGGATGGTCTATGTTAAACTTGCCACCTCCTATTACTCCGCATTCTATCCCAAACCACTTCTCTACTTCTTTTATCCACATGTCTCTAATGACCGTGGTAGTTGTAATTATTAGAGTTTTTTGTTGGAACTTATGTGCTAGTCCTAGCCCTGCTATAGTCTTTCCCCAACCAGGCTTAGCGTTAACTAACCCATTATGCTCTATAGTATCTATACACTTTTGTTGGTCTTCTCTTGGAACAAACGAGGGCTTTGGCAGGTTTACTGGTACATTGCTACGTTTGTCTATAACTGTAAAGTCCTCCGGTATAAGGTCTTCCCTACCCGAAGGTATTGTTATAACTTTATCAGAGACTCTAGTTGTGTTTTTTATAATTAAAGGGTACGGAGACACAGGC